ACTGCAAGTATCAAGATAGCGACAAGCAAACGACAAGCAAACGACAGTCAAGTCGACAACAACTTAACAATAAACAAATAAACAATACTAATATATTTAAGCCGCCGACACTTGAAGAGGTGCAAAAGTACTGCCTCGAGAGGGGTAATGGGATTGATGCGGAGCGGTTTGTGGATTGGTATGAGGCAAGGGGATGGCTTGTGGGGACTAACAAAATGAAATCGTGGAAGGCTACGGTTAGAACGTGGGAAGGACGCAGGAAGGAGCAGTTAGCCAAAGAGAAACCTGCCTCCTCGTGGGAGGTTGAACTGTGAAAATTCCAGAAGGTTTAGAACTGGATCAGTACATTGATCTGACCTCGATGATGGAAGCGCAGCAGATTAAATCTGCCGGACACTGGCGCGAGGAAGTGATTGAACGATCTAAGGGCGAGAAGATATGGGGTGCTACCCTTCCGTGGTCTAAGACATGGGATACCTTCCGGCTGAGAGAGGGCGAACTGACCATCGTGGCAGGAGCGAATGGCGCGAAGAAATCTATGATAGTCGGGCAGATATGCTTAGGTTTGGCAAAGCATTCGAAGGTTTGCATTGCCTCCCTTGAGATGAAACCCTCTGAAACCTTGTGGCGGATGTGCCTACAGTCTGCGGGGGCTAAGGATGGCGACCCTTCCGAGGAGTTTATCAACCAGTTCGCGGATTTTGCCGACAAAAACATAGTGATTTACGACCAGTTAGATACAGTTTCTACACCAAGAATCCTCGCGGTAGTCCACTACTGCGCGAAGGAATTGGGTGTCAAGTACATGGTCATAGACTCTCTCACCAAGTGCGGGATTAAGTTCGATGACCGCAATGGCGAGACGGATTTCATCAACCGATTACAACATGCCTGTAAGACATTGGGGATTCATGTGATGCTGATTGCCCATCTCAGAAAACCCCCGAACGCAGGGGAGGATTACATCGGGGATAAGCATGACATACGAGGAGCATCAACCATCTCCGACCTCGCGGATAACGTGTTAGTGATTGCGTCAAACCAGAAAAGACACAAGCTAAAAGAACTCGCGAAGGTAGTAGAACTGGACGAGAAACAACAGGAATATTTAGAAAAAAGTTACGATCAGCATGTGATTGTAGCCAAGCAAAGGCACGGAAGTTGGGAGGGCAGGTACAATTTTTACTTCCATTCCAATAGCTTACAGCTAACCGAGCAGGAAGGTAGACCGAAACATTTTTATCTTGATGATAGTGTTGACGAAGACAAGTTTATGTTTTAAAGTACAGTCATTCCTTGGGAGGGGATATTATGAAACTACAAACGATAGAAAGATTTTTAAGCCGCGAAGATGTATTCACTTGGGTTCATGATGGTCAGCTAGACCTACCTGATAACCTTGCCGATGAGTTCGTGGGTCAAGCCATACGAGAGTCAGGCTTTGACTTCCTAATTCAGGCACTCCACACACAAGCTTACTGCGAAACCTTCGCGGTAGACCTAGTCAAATCCCTGCATTCTGGCAACCTATTCGACATTGCTATGTTCCACGAGCAAGCCATTACTTGCCTTCGTGACTACGCAAGGTTTGTGTTGGATCAGAATATAGACATTGCAGTTGCAGCCTACAGAAAGTTCCAACGCCTCTATGAGATAGGCGAAATCCAGAACGCACAGATACTAGAATTCAAACCATTTTAAAAGGGGAATAACATGACTTGGGAAACACTCAGCAAGATAAACGTAAATGACCACACAGAAAAGAAGGGTAATTTAACCTACCTCTCTTGGGCTTGGGCATGGCAGAAACTCATGGAGAATTACCCTGATTCTGTCTACCAGTTTGAGCCTAATGAGTATCACCCAGACGACTCAGTGACGGTGCATTGCACTCTCACCGTTGATGGGATTACTCGCCCGATGTGGTTGCCTGTGATGGATAACAGAAACAACGCCATATCCAAACCGACTAGCCGTCAAATTTCTGACACCAAGATGCGATGTCTGGTGAAAGCAATCTCAATGTTTGGTCTTGGCTCTTACATCTACGCAGGTGAGGACTTACCACAAGACAACTCAACCATCTCTGAGGAACAGGCTCAGACGCTCAATAAGCTCCTACAGGAGACGGAAAGCGATGTAGCTAGGTTCTGTGACACTTTTAAATGTCCGTCTGTTACAGGGCTTCTCCTGAAGGATTACGACCAAGCCCTTAAAGCACTCAACAAGAAGAAGGAGATGATGAAATGAGCGACCCAGTAATGGTTGACTTAGAGCGTTACCTCTCGGCACAAGAAGATGCTCTGACCGAAGAGGAGGAGCGTCAGTTAGAGAAGTACGCAGAAATAAAATCTGACATCAATCGGATTCTCAACGCTCAGATTGAGACATCCGAGAAGCTCGCAAGGCTAATGAGTTTAGTTGAGTTCGAGATTCAAGAGGCTCGTGATGAGGGTTATTAACTGCGAGCAAGGCACTGAGGAATGGCTGCAAGCACGTTGTGGCGTTCCTTCTGCCTCGATGTACTCAAGGATAGTCACCACCAAAGGTGAGTGGTCTAAGTCTGCTGAAGGGTATATCGACCAGTTAATCATGGAGAAACTGACAGGGCATCCCACCAAGTTTGAGCAAAATGAGTGGATGCTGCGAGGGACAGAGTTAGAGCCAGAGGCTAGAAGCTTTTATAGCTTCATCACTGATCAGGATGTCACCGAGGTAGGGTTTTGTTTGCACGACACACTGGCTACTGGGGCGTCACCTGACGGTCTAGTAGGGGAAGACGGAGGGCTAGAGATTAAGTGTCCGATGCCTGAGACTCATTTAAAAACACTCAAGGCTCAGGTTATACCGTCAAAGTATTATGCACAGGTCATGGGCAATCTGTGGATAACAGGCAGGAAATGGTGGGACTTCATGTCCTATTGCCCAGAGGAAGACTTCTTCATCACTCGCATTGAGAGAGATGAGGATTACATTGCCAAGCTCGAAGAGCATTTGACTAGAGTTGTGGCGTTAATTGAAGAGGGCGTCCAAGCCTTTTAGGAGATAAAGATGGAATACGATAACACTAACCGTGGGGTTCTGTTCAAGCAGACTGATAAGACTAATGATAAAGCGCCTGACTACAAGGGTAGCTTTAACTACAAGGGGGCTGAGTTCAAGATTGCAGGTTGGATTAAGATGTCCAAGACTGGTAATCCATTTCTTAGTATTTCTGTGGATGACTTTGTTCCTAAGCAGGAAGAAACAACAATCTCAAGTCAAGATATTCCGTTTTAATCTGAAGGGGGCGAAAGCCCCCGTCTTTAGGAGATAGCAATGCACTTAGGACAATGCATAAAGAAAGCCCACGAGAAGACAGGGATATTACGCAGGACTGTAGCTGATGCGATAGGAATGGATCGTGCAAACTATTCTCATCTTCTCTCGCGGGAGAATATGTTGGTTTCTACCTTTCGTGGGGTCTGCGAGCAGTTAGGTATGAGCATGGACGAGGTGACTAAACTTGGATAACGTGCCAGAAATGCCGCAAGGAGAGTTCTGGGTTGTGAATAATAAGCACAGCCTACAGGTGTTTACTAAACACATAGAGCATCTGTATGACACCAAAGGGTATGTGACTTTGAAGTGGAGGACAGGCAAGACCAGAACGCACAAGCAAAACAATGCGCTTCATGTATATTGTCGTATGCTTTCTGAGGCATTGAATGACGCAGGTTATGACATGAAGAAGACTCTTAAGCAGGAGGCTGAGATTCCGTGGACTACTGAATTGGTTAAGCAGTATTTGTGGAAGCCAGTACAAGAGGCAGTAACAGGTAAAGACTCTACCTCTACTGCGGGTACTGAGGATTACGATAAGGTTCATCAGGTTCTAAGTAAGCACTTGAGTGAGAAGTTTAATGTTTACATTCCGTTTCCTGCCAAATGATTATCTTCTCTGAGTTTAATGACGCACTCGAAGAAGCTAAGTGGTGTGCTAATAATGAGAAGCAACCCTACGGTATCGCATTTTATAAGACTGGCTTTAGGGTGAGTAGGCTTTCTCGAATGTACCAGTACAAAGGAATAATTTTAGAGGTTGGATTTAAACCTACCCGCGATAAAGTGTAGAAATGCAACATATAATGCGCATTAAAGTGTTTAATGACCAATATATGTTTCATAAAGTGTGCAAAGCGTCTTATAAGACGCATTAAATGAGGCAGAGGTATGAGCAAAGACATGATGGAAGTGATACACCAAGCCATTGATGAATTACAGATAGGCTTAGATAAACTTGATGACAAGCAAGTAAAGGAAACCTACAATGCCTTAGTGGCTCTACAAATAGAGCTACACAGAAAGTACACCTCACACTACACAAAGAGGTTAGGATTGTATGGGCAAAGTAATTAAAGAGTTTTATTTTCCTCCCGAGGATGTTGCTCAACTAGCAAAGATTTACCCTGTCTCGCAGCAGAAGTTTAGCGAGGCTTTGCTTAAGCTGCGATACGACAGGATGGATAAAGCTACGCAAATAAGAGCAGAGAAAACTCTTGTATCTCTGCGCGATGGGAGATTCTGGAAATGACTAGAGCAGTGAAGCGCAGGGTCAAACGGAAATCTAAACCCAAGACCAAGACTTCCGCTCAGTTAAAGCAAGAGTGCTACAAAGCTGTACAAAAGTTAGCAAGAATTGCAGCCTCAGATGATAACGGAAACTGCTCCTGCGTTTCTTGTGGGGTCACTAAACACTACAAAGATATGCAGGGTGGAC